TCGGGAACCCGTACTGTTTTACGGTGGGTGATACGGTTGTGAAGCTCCGGTTCAAGAATGACGGGACCAGCTGTCAGGACGCATTTTACGGGATGGCAAATGCAATCCGGTAAGGGAATGTTTGGGAAAATATATTTTATAGTGGAATCTTTAAGAGAATTGTGGTATAGTATGTCGTAGGACAAATCATTTCGAAACTAAATATCAGTTTTCTAAGATTTCCGAGGCTAATAAAAGTAAGGAGATGTTGGAAATGAAGGATAGTTTAGGTAAAATCTATAAGGTAGGTGCTTATTATCGTTTGTCTGACGAGGATGCGGATGTATCCAGTCACGGAAAAGACGAGAGCGGAAGTATCGCCAATCAGAAAATTCTTATCAAAGATTTCCTCAAAGATAAAAAAGATTTAGTATTATGCGGTGAGTACACGGATGACGGCGTCTCCGGGTCTTCGTTTCAGAGACCGGGCTTTAATCGGTTGATGGAGGATATCGAAGCCGGCTTGATTGATTGTGTCATTGTGAAGGACTTATCGCGATTCGGAAGAGAGTACATTGATGCCGGAAATTTACTGGAACGGGTATTTCCGAGTCTTGGTGTGCGCTTTATTTCTATTAATGATAACGTAGACACGGAACACGGCATGGATTCGCTCACAGTGGCGTTTAAGAACATCATCAATGATGCGTACTGCCGTGACATCAGTATAAAGACGAGAACGAACCTTGCGGTGAAAAGAAAGCATGGTCAGTTCATCGGAGCACAGGCATCTTACGGGTACGAGAAGGACCCACAGAACCATAACCGCCTGATTGTTGACGAATACGCAGGAAGAGTGGTACAGAACATTTTCTTGTGGCGGATTCAAGGGATGAGCTGCTACGGAATAGCAAAGAAATTGGATGCAATGGGGGTACTGACTCCTTATGAATATAAGATGCACCGGGGCATCAAGTACTATACTCCGTTTAAACATATGGAAGACGGAGGATGGTCGCCGGTAACGGTGCGAAGAATTTTGGAAAATGAAAACTATACCGGTACACTGGTACAGGGGCGTTATACAACGCCGAATCACAAGGTAAAGACAAGAATTGTCCGTGAGGACAGCGAGTGTACCAAGGTTGAAAATACACATGAACCGCTCGTATCAAAGAGAGATTTCGAGTTGGTAAAGAAGCTTATGGCATTGGATGTGAGAACGGCACCGGGGGAAGAGATGTGTTATCCTCTGTCCGGTATTCTTACCTGTGCCGATTGCGGAGCAACCTTATCCCGCAGACCGAGAAAAGTGGATGGCAAGCTGTATGTTTATTATGACTGTCAGGAGTATTGTTCTTCTCACAGAAAGAAATGCTCCAGCCACCTAGTCCGTGAGAGTAAGGTGGAAGAACTGGTATTAAAGACGATTCAGACGCAGATTGCGCTCCTGTTAAATATGGAAGAGTGCATGGAACAGCTTGATTTGACAATGCTTATGGAGGTTGACAGAAAGCGTCTGGAGAAGGAAATTACCATGCAGGAGGCGGAGGTTGAGAAGTACCGGGAGATGGTTAAGAATCTGTATGAGGATTTGTATGCCGGGGTGATTACCAAGGACGAGTACGTATCCTTCAAAGAGGAATTTGAGCTTAAGAAAAAGGCTGCGGAAAAGAACCTGGCAGATGCGCAGGTGGAGCTTACGAACGTAGCGAACGGTTCCTCCAGGCACTACAAGTGGGTAGAGCATTTTCTGAAGTATCAGAATGTGACGGAGTTGAACCGGGAGATGGTTGTGGAACTGGTGGACGAAATTCTGGTGTACGACAAGAATCATATTGAGATTGTTCTTGCCTTTCAGGATGAGTATCAGCAGGCAATCGAGGCATTACGTGAGGTTTTGAATATGGATAAGGAGGTGGCTGTCTGTGGCTAGAAAAAGCAGAAAAGAGACTCTTTATCGTGCAAAGGAAGAGAAGCAACCGGTACGGCAGGCTCTCTACCGGGCAGCCCTCTACTGTCGTATTTCCGTGGAAACGCAGGAAAAGATTGATCGTGATACCATGGGAACACAGATGACATTGTTGAAAGAGTTTGCCGCAACAGTGCCGGACCTTGTAGTGTATGACGAGTATATTGATGACGATGTGTCAGGTACAAGCTTTGACCGCCCGGAGTTTGAGCGTATGATGCGGGATATTGACGCAGGAGCGGTAAATTGCGTCGTTGTAAAGGACTTGTCACGATTTGCAAGAAATCACATCGATGCAGGAACCTATCTGGAGAGAATATTTCCGGAGAAAGGTGTTCGGTTTATCGCTATTACGGATAACATTGATACTCTTAAGGATGACGGAGGAATTATTGTTCCGTTCAAAAACATTATTAACGAGCGGTATGCTAAAGAGTCTTCCATCAAACTGACGCAGAATTTCAAAACTATGCAACGTGCCGGGCTGTTTTGTAGTTCGAAGCCTCCTTATGGATATAGGCGTTCGGAAGAGGATAAACATAGGTTTGTGGTGGATGAAGAGGCTGCGGAGGTTGTACGGAAGATTTTCGAGTGGTTTACAACCGGTGTGACAAAACATGAGATTTGTAAGCGTCTGGAGGAGGCGGGGATATCCTGTCCGACGAAGTATTCTGTTGAAAAGGGATATATTCGTTCCTCTACGGATGCGACATGTAAGCTTCGGTGGAATCCGGAGCAGATATCAAAGATTGTGTCCATGCGCCAGTATTGTGGCGATATGGTGCAAAATAAAGAGGTTTCCACCTTTCTTCGAACCGGTAAGAAAGGAAGTTATGCGTTAAATGACGAAGTGGACTGGATTGTGGTGGAGGATGCGCATGAGGCAATCATATCGAGAGAATTGTTTGCCAAGGCGCAGAAGGTGGTGGAAGAGAATGTGCTGATCCGAAAGGTGCAGCGCGAGAAAAACAGCCACATTGTCAATCCGGAATACTGCTTAAGTGGGGTACTACGGTGCGCTCACTGTGGAAGCAGTATCAACGTGAAACGGCGCATTAAAGGCGGAAGGGCAGAGTATTGGTATATTTGCCCGGTGCATGACAGCTTTGGAAATGCCAGATGCGAGAAAAGGAGCATGAAGTTTGAGGAAACAAATGAAATCATCTGTGCTATTGTTCGGTATCATATGCAAAGCTTTCTGGATGCGGAAGAACTGAGTCAGAGGATGAGTGATTCGGAAGCTGCCGGGGAGATAATAAAGAGACTGAACCGGCAGAGGCAACAGCTGGATTCCACCATGCTTCGGCTTCGCGACTTGAAAAGCGGGCTGTACAGAGACTTAACTGCTGGTCTGATTGAAAATGAGGACTTTATGTTTATGGCAAATAAGTACCAGGCAGAACTGGATGAGTGCAAGGTAAAGTGGGAGGATATCGAGAAACGGAGAAGATTATTCTTTTCTAAGCAGCAGGAACCCGGCGAGGATACCACGGTGCAGAAAATCAGACGTTTTATGGAAGAGGAAACACTTTCGAAGGCAATGGTAAATGCGTTTGTGGATTCGATCCTCGTGGATAATGACGGAAGACTTGAGGTTTCCATGAAAACCAAGGATGAGTTTGATGAACTGACAAAACGGATTATTTTACAGGAAGGAGTGATGGCTGATGCAGTGTAAGAAGTATATTGCTTTATATGTACGTCTTTCGATTGAGGACCGTGATGTAAAACGGAATGATGCGAAATCGGAAAGTGACAGTATTGCGCATCAGCGAAAGCTCCTCTACGATTTTGTGAGAAAGCTTCCGGAGTGGGCGGATATTCCGGTCAGAGAGTTTAAGGATGACGGCTTTACCGGGAGCAATTTTGAACGACCGCAGTTCATTGAATTGATGTCTGAGATAAGAAAGGGTGTAGTCGCAACTGTCATTGTAAAGGATTTTTCACGACTTGGCAGAGATTATCTGGAGGCCGGTAATTTCCTCGACCGAATTTTTCCGAGCTATGGTGTACGTTTTATTGCGGTAAATGACCGGTATGACAGTGAAAATCATCTCGGGCAGACTACGGGGTTGGATGTCAGCCTGCACAATATTATCAACGATATGTACAGTAAGGATATCTCTGTAAAGTGTAAGTCGGCGCAGATGGTGCGTTATAAGCGTGGAGAGCATGTGACCGCACTGCCGTTTTATGGGTATGCAAAGAATCCGGAGGATAAGCATAAGCTGATTGTGGATGAAGAGGCTGCGGAAGTTGTAAAGCGGATTTTTCAACTTTCGGCGGATGGTTTGTCAACCTACGAGATTGCCGCTCTTTTGAACAAAGAAGGTGTGTTATCTCCTTATGAGTACAAGAAGCGTAACGGAGTGGGATTAAATTCTGTGATTCTCGGGGAAAAGGCATTGTGGAACGGTGCCAAAATCAAGGTAATGATTCGGGATGAGCGATACCTTGGAAAGATGGTGTCACATCGGACAGAGGTACCAAGAGTCGGCAGTAAGAAGACAGTCCCAGTTCCGAAGGAAGAGTGGATTGTGGTCGAAGGAACTCATGAGCCGATCGTGTCGCAGGAGTTGTTTGATGCCGCCAATGAGGCACTGTCAAAACGTGCCAAACGTGCCGGGAAGAAGGGAGAGGTAAAGCGAATCAATCTTTTTACCTGTCCGTATTGTAAGCATAAGCTCCAGTTCTCCGGGGGAGAAGATAACCGTAAATATCTGTTTTGTGGGTTTTCTGCCGTGAATCATTCTGAGGAATGCAGGGGGATAAAATTGGAGACAGCAGCTATCGAGCAGACGGTCTTGTATACAATCAACACGTTAGGCAATGTCTATCTGGAGAAGCGAAAGCGGAGTAACCTCCGTAGCGAAGAGAAGAAGGATACGGCTGAAAGTAAGATTGAAGCAGCAAAGGTCAAAGTAGAAAAACTGGAAGTAGAACGTCGGAATGCTTATATGAGATATAATGAGCGCCGGATTTCTCTCGAAGAGTATAGGAAGCTTGCGGTAGGATGTAACGAAAAGATTCAGGAATTGAAGCATGAGATTGCTATACTGGAGGAGAGAAGCATTCTTGAGCGTCAGAGCCGGTTGACACAGAAGATTATCGAGAAGGAAGTAGAGAACAACTTCTTACTTGAGAGCTTCGATGCGGAACAGCTGCGGAACGTGTTGGATGCGATTTATGTATCGGCGGACGGAAGCGTGGAGCTGTCGTTCTGTCGGGCGGATATGATGGCGGAACTGGAAGAGAAACAAGAGTCGGCGTAAGTTACAGAGGAGAGGATCATGCAGGTATATGGTCCTTTTCTATGTACATAGCACAGAAAACCTTTATTTATGCGGGTTTCAGTGCATTCAGTGATAATAAGTACAAAAACGCCTGTTTTTGACATGGTTCGAGAAATAATGACGAAAAAAGGGTCGAAGAAGAAAGGATTTCGGAGCGTTTTTATACATAATTACCAAAGAAAACATTTTTTTTGTACATCTCTTGACAGATGGGGAGGGGCAGGTGTTTGGTATCGGCTGCAAGATTTTTACGATTGCCGGTCCTGTAATTTTGTATGGAATCCTGACCAGTTGGGGATTGGGATTGT